TGTAAGAATCAGAGGTAAGTATATACCAATGAGACCTTACGAATGGAAAGATAGAATTAATGTTACAGTCCAAGTAGGATTGGGTTCTGGATCAAAAGAGCAGCAGTTAATATTAACTAATGCTATTTTACAAAGACAAATGGAAGCTATTAATCTTCAACAGAATGTATATGGACCAATGGTTAATTTAAGAAATATATACAATTCTTTGAAAAAATTAGTTGAACATGCAGGTCTAAATAGTGTAGAACCTTTCTTTATGGATCCTGACGTTGGTGCATCTCAAATGCCACAATTACCACCTAAGCCTCCAACAGAGTTTGAAAAAGTAACTTTAGCACAGGTACAAGGTGAGAATCAAAGAGCACAGCTAAAAGCTGAAACTGATATTAAACAAATTGAGGCAAGAATGAGACAAGCTATGTTAGAATTTGAGTTGAAAATAAAAGAACTTGAATTAAAATATGGTAGCAAAATTGATGAAGCCAACTTGAAACGTAGATCAATGTTAGAACAAACTGATCTAAATAAAGCAGGTGACTTAATGAAAGAAATAGTAAGAGGACAAAATCAATTCTTTAACAATGGACAAGGAAAAACAGATCAGGCAGGGCAAGAGAGCAGAACAACTTCTGAACGATCCCCTGCTAAAGACAGCATTTGAAGATCTCCTAGAAATATATAAACAGGAAATCTTTAATACAAAATTCACTGAAAGTGAACAACGTACATACCTTTGGGTTGCCTACAATCTTGTAGACAAAATCAGAGGTCATTTACAAAGTGTCATGATGAGTGGAAAACTAACTCAAGATGAGTTAGATCAATTAAATAAAAGAAGTTAAGCTAACGCAACTTCAAATTCGTCAACCATGAAAGGAACGATATGTCAGAAGCAACCAATATAGATGGTGCTGCTGAAAAGATTTCAGGATTATTGAATCCAAAAGATCAACAAGAAACTGAAACTAAAGCAGAACCTTCAGAGCCTGTAAGTACTGAGACACAGGAAACTCCAGAGAGCCAAGCTGAGTCTGAAGCAGCTCCAGTTGAGCAGGAAACTGAAAATACTGAGGTAACAGAAGAAACACAAACAGAATCACAAGAACCTGATCTCCACCGATTAAAAGTAAATGGTCAAGAGATTGAGGTAAGCCTTGATGAACTGAAAGCTGGATATTCTAGAGACTCAGATTATAGACAAAAAACTCATTCTTTGAGTATGGAAAAGAGAGATCTTGAATCTCAAAAGAATAGTTTGCGTCAATCTTATGATGCGAAACTAACAGAGTTGAATGAACTTATAGCAACTGCTGACGCAACTGTCAGACAACAACAAGGAAGTGCTGATCTTCAACGTTTATACGAAGAAGATCCTACACAAGCTGCTAAGTTGGATTATGAATTAAGACAACGACAAGTACAGCTTGATGATATGAGAGCTAAAGCTAGAGAAGCTCAAGCTAAACAATATAGTGATTTTCTTGAAACACAGCGAGAGTTAGCAGCTACAAAAATACCAGAGTATAGCGATCCAAGTAAAGCAGATCAATTCAAACTTAATATGCGTAATTCACTTAGAGGATATGGATTTAATGATGATGAGATCGGATCACTTGCAGACCATAGATTTTTAATGGTTGCAAAGGATGCAATGAGCTATCAATCTTTGAAAGATAAAAGACCTATCGTTCAAAAGAAAGTAGCAAATGCTCCAAAGGTTGTTAAACCTGGTGTTGCAAAGTCATCAGCAAGTTCTGGTAGAGAGCAGATAAGAAATAAAATTGGCAAGTTACGTAAGACAGGAAACATCAATGATGCTTCTTCTGCGATACTTGACATTATTAATCTTAAATCTCAACAAAGGAAATAAACAATGGCACAGCCAACTAACACGTTTGATACTTATGATTCAGTCGGTGAAAGAGAAGATCTTTCTGATGTAATCTACAGTATCTCACCAACAGATACGCCATTCATCAGCTCAGCAGCTAAAACAAAAGCTACAGCAGTTCTTCATGAATGGCAAACAGACGCCTTAGCAGCAGCAGCAACTAACAATGCTGTTATCGAAGGTGATGAAGCAACTTTAGATGCAGTTTCTGCAACTTCTAGACTTTCTAATAGTTCTCAGATTATGGACAAAACAGTTGTAATCACAGGAACTCAGGAAGCTGTAGACAAAGCAGGTAGAGCATCTGAATTAGCATATCAAATTGCAAAAAAAGCAAAAGAACTAAAAAGAGACATGGAAGCAACTGTAACTGGCAACCAAGCTGAAGTTACTGGTAATGCATCTACTGCAAGAAAATTTGGTTCTTTAGGTGCATGGATCGAAACTAATGATGATCTTGGTGCATCTGGTTCATCAGGAGGATCTGGTAATACAGCTAGAACTGATGGAACTCAAAGAGCTTTTACAGAAGCATCACTTAAAACTGTAATCAAATCAGTTTGGAATGAAGGTGGTGATCCTAGCATGATTATGGTAGGACCATTCAACAAACAAAAATTATCAGGATTTACTGGTAATTCAACTAGATTTGATGCAGGTGCAGACGCTACATTATACACATCAGTTGATGTATATGCATCTGACTTTGGTCAGTTACAAGTAGTACCTAACAGATTCTCTAGAGATAGAGATGCGTATGTCTTAGACATGAACTACTTTGCAATAGCGTTTTTAAGAGACTTCTCTATGCATGAACTTTCAAAAACTGGTGACTCTGAAAAGAGACAGCTTTTAGTAGAAGCTACTTTAGAGTCTAGAAATGAGAAAGCATCAGGCTTAGTCGCAGACTTAACAACATCATAATAATATAACTGTTTGGGGGAGTAACCTATAAATCTGCTCCCCCAGCAGATTCTAAACAATTGAAGATCTGAGATAAGGTTAAGATCGGAACAATTAAGGAATAAAATGAGAACATTAAACGATTATTTTATCTATGGCGAAATCGCTGATATATCAACAGCATCATCAACTTTTGTTGCAGTACCAGATGGTGGAAAAATTATTAAAATTATAACTGCTTTACAGGGAGCAATCTCAGGTGCTAATGCAGCTATATCTTTTGAAATTGGTGGAACTGCTGTAACTGGTGGTGGAATAACTGTTGCACATTCAGGTTCAGCAGCTGGTACAGTTGATTCAGCAGAACCAACAGCAGCCAATCAAGTAGAAGAAGGTGGAACTATTGAAATGATTACAGATGGTGGTTCTACTGGAGCTAATAAACTTAACGTAACTTTTGTAATTAGAAGATAAGGAGTAGCATGTCACACATTGCGATGAGACCTGTTACTACACAAAAAGTTACTTCTTCAGGATCTTCAGCTCAATCATCAGCATTTGGTTCTAATGTAGAATATGTTAGAGTCATAGGAGATGCTGATTGTCATATTGAGTTTGGAGTAAATCCTACAGCAACTAATGCTAAGATATTTTTAGAATCTAAATCATATGAATATTTTAAAGTATCAGAAGGTGAAAAAGTTGCTGTCATAGGATCTGTAAATCTTTATGTAACTGAATTGACAGAGTAATGGGAAAAGTTCGATCTGTAGAATACGATGGTGGAATAAAAACTAAGTATATTCAAGAGTCAGATGGTAAGCTAACTATCAACAATCAACAAAATGTAAACCCTTTGTTGAAAAGAAATAAAGAGCTTTATAATCATGATGACGGATATATGTCTAAAGCTAGAGAAATGAAAAGAGTAGCTAGTGTACCACCATTAGTACTACAGATCTGGGCGAAAGAATATAATGGTAGCAATAACTGGTTTGCATTACCAAAAGAAATACAAAGAAAAATTATGAGAACTAAACTTAATAGTAATGAGTTTAGATACTTTAGAACAGCAGAAGGTAATTTATAATGGCATTATCAACTTATTCAGAATTAAAAGCATCTATTGCTAATTTTTTAAATAGATCTGATCTAACTACAGAAATACAAGATGACTTTATTAAACTTACAGAAGCTGATTTTAATGCTAAATTAAGAATTAGACAAATGGAACAGCAAGATGATATTACTATTGATGCTGAACAAGTTACAGTACCAACAGGTTTTCTTGCTGTAAGATCATTTTTTATATTACAATCATCTACTAAGTTTCCATTAGAATATATAACACCACATAATATGTTTGAAATAAAAGGTGGATCAAGAACTGGTAGACCAAGAACATATACAATAGAGAGTGATAATGAAGTGGAAAAATTTAGATTCGGTCCTGCACCTGATACTTCTTATACTGGGAAGTTATCTTATTATAAAGCTATCGGAGCACTTAGTGATTCAAATACAACAAATTATATTTTAAGCAAACATCCAGCAATATATTTATATGGTTCATTATACCATGCAGCAAACTTTCTTGGTGGAATAGATCAAACACAATTATCACAATGGTTACAAATGTATTCTACTGCATTGGAAAGATGCGAAAATAACGACAGACAAGATACATATGGTGGTGCACCTGTTCAACAAAGAACAGATGTACAAACAGATTTATCATTTTATAGGAATAGATAATGCAAGTACCTTTTGGAGAATGGCTACCTGATCAACCACCACATTTGAATCCAGGAGCTAATGTAGCAACTAATGTTTATTATGCTCTTAATTCATATAAGAGATTTCCATCTTTGGTAGACTATTCATCAAATAATATTGGTGCAAATAGTAGAGGAGCAGGTTCATTTAGAGATAATGCTGGTAATGTATTTAACTTTGTAGCAAAAAATACAGACTTATATCAATTAGCATCAGGAACATTTACATCTAGAAAAGGATCTCTTACAGGTGGTGATACAGACTTTTGGACATTTACACAGTTTGGAAATTATGTAATTGCAAGTAATGGAGTAGATGCACCACAATATTACTTAATGGGTACTTCAACTAATTTTGCTAATCTTAGTGCAATACAAACATCAGGAACTACACCTAATTTTAGAGTATCAGGAGTTGTTCGAGATTTTTTAGTTACAGGTAATCAATCATCAAATCAAAACAGAATACAATGGTCAGGTATTAATGATATTACTGTATGGAATAGTAAACAAGCTGACTTTCAAGATTTACCAGGATCAGGTGGTGAAATAGTTGCTATTACATCTGGAGAGATTGGATATGTATTTAGACAAAATCAAATAGTTCGTATGGACTATGTTGGTGGTTCAGTTGTATTTAGACTATCAGTTATATCTCCAAATAGAGGTGCTGTATATGGAAGAACAGTATGTCAAGATAATAGACGTGTATTTTTCTATGCGGATGATGGATTTTATGAATTAAATGGTGATAATATATCACCTATTGGTGCAGAAAAAGTTAATAGATTTTTTGATGCTAATTTAAATAAAGCATATACAGATAGAATCTGTGCAGCTGTAGATCCATTTAATCAATTGGCTTTATGGTTGTACCCAAGCGTTAATAATACTACCAATACTACTGGTATTTGTGATAGAATTATTATCTACAATTATGCTACAAAAAAATGGTCTTTAGCAGAAGCTAATGCTAGTACAATCTTTACACAGTTTGTAGGTGCATATACTGTAGAACTTATGGATATTATATCTGAAAACTTAGATGCAATTAATATAGCATTAGATACTGACTTTTGGAATGGTGGTCAGTTATTTTTAGGTGCAGTAGATAGTGATTATAAAGCAGCTATTTTTTCTGGTACAGGAAATGAAGGTGAAATAGAAACATCTGAGTTAGAAATATTTCCTAATCACAGAGCTAGTATACAAGGAATAAGACCTATTGTAGATGCTACAGCTACAGTCACTTTAAAAACAAGAGACAGATTAGCTAATAGTGTTACAACTTCATCATCTTCTAGTATGAATAGTTCAGGTATGAATCCTGTAAGACAATCTGGAAGATATGTAAAAGTAAATGTTAAAACACCAAGTGGTGTAGTATGGACAAATGCACAAGGAATAGATCTTGTTGCATCTAGATCAGGATTAAGATGACAGATAGTACAGACATAGATAATGTAAGATATTCATTTGAGACTCAAGAGTTTTTTCAAAGACAAATTGAGGAAGCTATCAATGCATTAATAAATGAAAAAAATAATGAAAACAACAAAGCTTTTGCTTGGTTTATGGGGGAATAAATGGGAATAAAAGATTATTCAACAACAGCAGCTAACAACACAACAGTAGGAAGTATTAGTGTAGCAGAAGGTATGCTACCTTCTAACATAAATAATGCTTTTAGAGGATTAGCAGCAGAAATAAGAGAATTTTATAATGATAGCCAATGGGTTATCTATGGTGATGGAGATGGATCATTTACAGCAGCATATGCTAGTGCAACTTCATTTACAATTGCTGGTTCAAATGTAACAGCTTTTTATCACGCAGGAAGAAGAATTAAAGCAGTAGGTTCATCTACTGGAACAATCGTTGGAACGATAGCTAGTTCGTCATTTTCTACAAACACAACAGTAAATGTTACTTGGGATAGTGGATCATTGTCTAGTGAGTCTCTTACAATTTATGTAGGTGTTCTTTCTAAAACAAATGATTCTATTCCTGAAGATGTTATTGATGCAGCTAATTTAAAATCTAGTTCTGTATCTACAGCAAAGATTGCAGCTGACGCTGTAACAAATGCTAAGATAGCAGATGATAGTATAGACTCAGAACATTATGTAGATGGTTCAATAGATACAGCTCATATTGCAGATGCACAAATAACTACAGCTAAAATTACAGATGCAAATGTTACAACTGCAAAGATTGCAGCAGATGCTATTACTGGTGCTAAAATTGCTGATGATGCTATTAATAGTGAACACTACACAGATGGATCTATTGATACTGCACATATAGCAGATAGCCAAGTTACTACTGCAAAAATAGCAGATAGTGCAATTACATCAGCAAAAATAAATGATGGTGCTATTGTTAATGCAGACATTAATGCTAGTGCTGCTATTGATGCTACAAAAATTCATGATGGTACAATTTCTAATACAGAGTTTGGATATCTAAATGGTGTAAGTTCAAACATACAAACACAACTAGATGCTAAAGGTGCATCAAATGCAAACCTTACAGCTATTGGAAATCTTGCAACAACAGATGGTAATTTTATTGTTGGTAGTGGTTCTACATGGGTAGCAGAAACAGGATCAACTGCTAGATCATCTCTTGGACTTGGAACAATATCTACACAAGCAGCAAATAGTGTTTCTATATCTGGTGGATCTATTACTGGATTAGGAGCACCTTCATCAGGATCAGATGCAGCTACAAAAACATATGTAGATGATCTTGTTGCTGGACTAAAAACTAGAATTATTTGCAGAGCTGCAACTACAGGAAACGTTACATTATCATCAGATTTACAAAATGGTGATTCTTTAGATGGTATAACTCTTGCTACTGGAGACAGAGTATTAGTTAAAGATCAATCTACAGGATCACAAAATGGTATTTATACAGTAGTAGCTTCAGGCACTGCATCTAGAGATACAGACTTTGATGCTATTGGAGAACTAGCAGGACAATTAGTTATAATCCAAGAAGGATCAGTTAATGCAGAAAAAATGTTTTTATGTACTACTGATTCTGATGCATCATTAGGATCTGATACTATTACATTTACAGTAGTACAACCAGCTAATGTTGGTGATGTAACTCTTACTGGTACACAAACACTTACAAACAAAACTTTAACATCACCAGTTATTTCTGATATTTTATCAGTATCTAATGGAGATATTAATTTAACACCAAATGGAAGTGGACATGTAACAGTTAAAGGTAATGATAATCCAGGTACAATTCAATTTAATTGTGAACAAAATTCTCATGGAGTTCAATTAAAAGGTCCTGCACACTCAGCAGGAAGTTCTGCGGTTTTAACTTTACCCACATCAACAGGAACATTAATTGGTACTGGAGATACAGGAACATTACCTGTAGCAGCTATTGATATAGATGGTGGTACTGATATAGGTGCAGATTTAACTACATCTGATCTTATTATTGTAGATGATGGTGCAGGTGGCACTAACAGAAAAGCAGCTTTATCTAGAGTTGTTACATTAATGACTAATCAAGGGTTTACAACAGACGACCCAACAGCTCTAGCAATTGCGTTAGGCTAAACAGGAGGAAATAAATGGCAAATACTTTTAAAGTAAAAACAAATGCAGCAATGCCAGCAAGTGCTGGTACAGCTTTGACTTTGTATACAGTTCCTTCTTCAACAACAACTGTAGTTGTAGGACTTACACTTTGTAATGTTCATACATCAGCAGTAACAGCAACAGTAAAAATTGAATCTGATACTTCTGATACTGAAACGAATGAAAACGTAACAGTTGTAAAAGATGCAAGTATTCCTGCAGGTAGCTCACTTGAGATTTTATCTGGTGGTAAATACGTTATGCAAACAACTGATGTGTTGAAGATTGATTGTTCTGTATCAGCTAAGATTGATGCAACTTTGTCTATAATGGAGATAACGTAAGATGGCTTATATTGGTAAAGAACCAGCAGATAGTTTTATTAGTTTTGCAAAGCAAGACTTTACTACAAGTGCAACTACTTCGTATACATTGGATAACGCAGTTACTAATGAAAATGAATTAGCACTTTTTATAAACTTTGTAAGACAAGAACCTACAGCAGCATATACTGCTAGTGGTACTACATTAACATTAACATCTGCTACTGCTAGTGGTGATGATATGTATTGTGTGTATCTCGGACAAGCAAAACAAACAGTAAATGCACCTGATGGTTCTGTTGGAAACTCACAAGTAGCAGCATCTGTAATTACTGGTCAAACTGCTGAAACTTCTATTGCTACAGATGATACTGTATTAATTCATGATACATCTGCTGGAGCATTAAGAAAAATGACTAGAGCAAACTTTGTATCTGGTGTAGGTGAAACTAACTCTCCAAACTTTCATGCTGTAGGTGGAAACCCAGCTTTATCAAACACAACATGGACTAAAATTGCTGTTACTACAGAAAGATTTGATAATGGCTCTGCTTATGACGCAAGTAATTCAAAATTTGTAGTGCCATCAGGAGAAGCAGGAGTTTATTTTTTTAGTTCAATTTATAGAATGGAAAATGATAGTGGAAGTGCTTTTTTAAAATTTTATAAAAATGGTTCTGCTTTGAATGATTGGGTTACTGAATCTCATGGATCATCTTATTTTTCTACTCAACAAAATATTTTAGTAAATTTATCTGCATCAGATTATATAGAAATGTATGGTTATATAAATGTTGGTAATACTAATGGAATAACAAATATAAGTTTTCAAGGATTTAAAGTTTCATCATAGGAGATAAATTATGGCAATAAGTAAAATACAATCAGAATCAATCAACCTTGCAGATACTTTTGCATTTACAGGAACTGTAACTGGTGCAGGTTTTGCTGCTGATGAATTTTTTAATTATACAGTTGCTAGTAGTCAATCGATTTCAGATGCAACTTGGACAAAAGTAGCTTTAGCTAGTGCAATAATTTCAAATTCTAATTTCGATGCAAGTACGAACTATCGTTATACAGTGCCTAGTGGTAAAGGTGGAACATGGCATATTGGTCTTTCTGGAAATTGGGAAACAGCAGGAGATTTTAATAATTGTATTGTAAAAATTTATAAAAATGGAAGTGGAATATTATCATCTAATATTAGACAAGAACATTACGAAAATAATAGTGCATCTAAAATTATACCTCTTTCTGTTGGAGATTATTTAGAACTATATTGCAGACAAGAAAGTGGAGGTGCTGTTAATTTTAGAGATAGTGGTGGTGGAGAACCAACAGGTTTTATGTATGGATATAGAATTGGAGAATAACAAAATTAATTAATTAAGGAGATAAAACTATGGCACAACTAAGTACAAAAATAAAATCATACTGCGAAGCTAATGGAGTTTCTAATGTAGATTTTACAACTGATGTTTTGTTGCAAGACGACAGCAATGGTCAAGGTGCGTATATCAAAGAATGGAACTTAGATATTGCACAACCAACTGACGCACAACTAGCATCTTATGAAACTGCTGCAAATACTGCTGAGTCTAATGCTCAAGTAGATGCAACAAGACGACAAGCCTATGGTTCTTGGAACGATCAATTAGATGAAATCTACCATGACATAGATGCTTGGAAAGCAAGAATACAAGGAATTAAAACAAATAACCCAAAGAGTTAATAAATGGCATATATAGGTAAGTCACCAGTAATAGGAAACTTTGTAAAGCTAGACGCAATAACTGCTGTTAATGGTCAAGCTGCATACACTATGCAAAATGGTGGCTCAAACTTTACAGACTATGAAAGTGTAAATCAATTTTTAGTGAGCTTAAATGGAACTATCCAAGCTCCAACAGACAGTTTTACAGTAAGTGGTTCTACACTTACATTTGCATCTAACCTATCTACAGGAGATGTTATAGATTTTATAATGGTGTTTGGTAATTCCTTATCTGCTGGAACACCTACAGATAATACTGTTACTGCTGCTAAACTTAACAATGATATTATCTCTGGTCAAACAGAACTTGCTAGTGAACCAGCAGACACAGATGAATTTTTAGTATCAGATGCTGGTACATTAAAAAGAATTGATTACTCATTAATTAAAGGTGGTGGAAAAATTAATCAAGTTTTACAGGCAGTTAAAACAGATACTCAAGATGGAACATCTAGTAATACTTGGACAGATATAAGTAGTCTTTCTCAATCAATAACACCATCTGCAACTGATTCTAAAATTTTAGTTTTATTTCATGTAAATTGTGCTGCATCTACAAATGATCATGTCGCTATAAGACTTCTTAGAGGTTCAACTGCAATACACATAGGAACAAGTGGAGATACTGGAAGAAATGTTTTTTCTGGTATAAGATTTATGAGTGATGACCAATATCATGCAGTAGTCATGGCTGGTCAATATTTAGATAGTCCAAGTACAACATCAGCTACAACTTACAAATTACAAGTAAATAGTAATAGTGGATATTATATAAATAGATCACAAACTACTGGTGGTACAACAACTGTACAAAGACCTCAATCAGTTTCTGGTATAACACTTATGGAGGTACTAGCATAATGATTTCATATTATATTGGTAAAGCAATAAAAAAAATTAATCCATTAGCCGAATATACTGTTCATGGGAATAACACAGAAAATATTGAATGGTTAAATGGAACAACACCAATTTCTATTGCAGATATAGAAGCACAAATACCAACTGTTGAAGCTGAAATAGAACAAGAAAAGCAAGACGCAGAAAATAAAAAAGCATCTGGCAAACAAAAACTTTTAGACTTAGGTTTAACCGAAGAAGAAGTGAAGGCATTGATAGGAGTATAGCATGGCAATAATTAAACCAAATAACAATACAATATCTGCAATAACAGCTTTACCAGCAGCTATTAAAACTGGTGGACTTGTTCATCTTAGTTCAACTAGTTTAACATCAGCATCTAGTGTAACTATAGATCCACCTTTTAGTTCAACTTATAAATCTTACAGAATAATAGTTAATGGTATATCACCTGCAACAAGTGACTCAGATTTACATTTTACATTTATAAAATCAGATGATAGTGAAGATACAGCAGCTAATTATAGAACGACTATTGGTGGTAATTCAGGTGGTACAAGAAGTTCAACAGGTAGTGAAACTGCTACTAGTTGCCAATGGGGAAGAGCTGTACACAATGATTCAGGTACAGTAAGTGCAGATATATTAATTACAAATCCTCAACAATCGATGAGAACATCTGTTATTGGGATAAGTAATAAAAGACCTCATGCTAATGCACTAGGTTTTGCAGAAACTTTTGGATGTTGGATGAATGTATCTACATCATATACTGGAATTAAATTTTATCCATCATCAGGAAATTGGAACGCAAGTGGTACAATAAATGTATATGGACAAACAGATAGTTAATTATGACAATATATAAACAAATAAATGATAAAATAATACCTCTTAATGATAAAGAGTTAGAAGAATACAATCAAAGAATAGAAAACGAAAAAAATAAAATTATTGTAGAACAAGCACCTTATATTAATCAGAGAAAAAATGCTTATCCTGAAATAGGAGATCAGTTGGATATGCTATGGCACTCAATAGATCAAGATGCAGAATTAAAACAAAAATATTTTGACTTTTATCAGGCTATCAAATCGGTTAAAGTAAAGTATCCTAAAAATGGCTAATATATATAAAAACGCAGGATTTGCTTTAAGCACAACAAATTTAACAACAATATATACTGTTCCTACAGATAGAACAGCTATTGTAAAAAGTATACAAATTAATAATGATGATGCATCTGCAATACAAACAGAAATATCTGTAACAGATTCATCAGCTAGTACTACATACAAAATATATCATAAAGACTTAGCAGCAGATACTACAGATAATGGAGTTGTTGCACCTTTGGTTTTAGAGTCAGGTGATATAGTTAAAATACAAGTAGCTACTGCAAACAAAATAGAAGGTATGATTAGTTACCTGGAGATATTTGACGAAAAGTCTGCATGATTGAATTGGTACAAATACCAAAAGAAAATACTAATATTGTTTGGAAACAATGCGAAGGTATGATTGCAAATGCAATGGCTCGTTCAAATAATTATGCTAATGCTAGTCATTTTAAAAAATGGATTTCTGAAGGAAAAATGCAACTATGGTTTCTTTGGGATAAAGAAGCTGATATAAATAAAAGACTTTATGGTATAGTTGTTACAGAAATTATACAAAGACCATTACATAGATGCTTAAATATTAAAATCATGACTGGTAAGTATCGTGAAAAATGGCAACATTTAATAAAACATATTGAAAATTTTGCATGGCAAAACAATTGTGATTTATTAGAGTTAGTAGCGAGACCTGGATGGAAACGTGTACTTAAACCATTTGGTTTTAAAGAAAGTCATGTATTATTAGAAAAACATAAGGAGAAAAAATAATATGTCATTTGGAGGAGGAGGTGGAGGAACATCTACTACAACAAGTAGAGTAGAACCTTACGCACCAGCACAACCAGCATTAAATCAGATTATATCTGAAGCTGGAACTATATATGGACAAGGACCAGCAGGTACTGGTTATGTACCACCATCACAACAAACATTACAAGGTTTAGCTGCACAAGAACAAATAGCTGGAGCTGCTAACCAACAAATTATGGATACTATACAAGGCAAGTTTACAAATCCTTTCTTATCTCCTTTGATTGCACAAGCTGGTAAAGATATCTATACAAATGTTGCAGGACAATTTAGTGGTGCAGGTAGAACTCCAACAAGTATGGGAGCACAATCTGCTGTTATAGGACAAGTTGCAGATAGAGCATTACCACTTGCATTTGCACAATTAGAAAGAGAAAGAGCTAGACAATTACAAACAGCTCAACGAGTACCAAGTTTAACTGCTGTTGGAGGAGCTTTAGAAGATATACAAGCTGAAAGACAATTAGCTCCAATGGCTGCATTACAACAATATCAACAAACAGTATCACCAATAGCTTTTGGTTTACCTTCAACAATGGGTTCTGTTCAACAACCTAGAGCTAATCCAGTTACAATGGCTGCTGGTGGTGCATTAACAGGTGCAAGTTTAGCTCCTATGTTAGGAGCAACTGGACCAATGGGAGCTGCAATAGGTGCAGGTTTCGGATTATTAGGAGGATTATTATAATGAAATTAAAAGATCATATACCACATATAGTTAAAGAACATAAAACAACATGTGCAGTAGTTGCTGTTATCATTATTGTTTTAGCAATATTATAAGGAGTTTAAATGTCAGGAGGAGGAGGAGGATCTGGTAACGATGGATCTAATGATATGCAAGTTTCTGGAATGGAAGCTGCTGTATCAACAGAAAAAGGTATCAGTACTTATGCAGATACTCAAATATCAGATAGATCATTTAGTCCAGGTGGTGGAGATGGTCCAGATTATGGATATGGAGATGGAAAAGTAGATCCTGGTTTTCAAAAAGCTAATACTTCTCCAATAGCTGATACTTCAACTGTAGGTATAGCTTCTGATTTGGGTATGTCACAAACTCAATTAGATAAAGCTACAGCTAAAAATATTGTAGATCTTGTAGATCAAGGTGTAAATGTAAATGATGCTATAAGTGGTAAAACTTCTATTGAAAGAATAGTACAAGGCAAAGGACCATTTTTAACAGCAAGAGTTTTAAATGAAGTATTATCTCCATTTGCAAATGCTGCTAATACTAAAAGAAGATCTAGTTGGATTGAAGGCACAGATGAATTTGGTATGCCTAGAGCAAGAGACTTTTATATACAACATAAAAGAGCATACAATCCAAATGCAGTATTAGTAAAAGGTACACCTGAATATGAATTTTTAGAAGATAGTGGATACTTCAAATCATTAGAAACACCACAAGGTAGACCAGATAATGATGACAATACATATTATGATGTACCAGAAGATGTAAAATTAGTTGAAAATGTAGCAGCTAATAGATTTGATAGTGTTGCAGCTAAATTTTTTGGTAATAGTGCTAATAAATTTAAGTTTGATTTTCAATCTGAATATAGCAAAGCATTAGCTAATCAAAAAGCATT